TTTTTAGCTTTTCTTACAATCTTACCTAGAAAATAACCTTGTCTTGGTTCTTCTAGTGTCATGATACCGCCACCAGCTCGTAGTTGTCTTTCCATCATATTTCTTGAAATTGCCATAGTTTGTCCTTTTTATCGCCTTTTTCTCCTATAATCAATAGCTTATGGCATTGGGCCAAATCCTTCGTTTTCTTGCATATCTATTATATCTACATTATCAAGTATACCACCAGGCACAATGGCATTTGGATCATTTAATGTAAAACTTCTGTCAGATATTTTAGCATCTGGATCAAAATCTAACGCTCTTGTATCTACTAATTGTCCATCAATTAATTGTAAATTTTCTATTCTTGCTTTTTCTTCTTCATCCAAATCGTCAAAATAATCTCTAGCACCAAATATTCCTTTACCTTTGTCAATTGCACTTCCAATAAGACTACCAACAAAAGGTATACCTGTTAATAAACTTGTAAGACCACCAAATATTCTACCACCAAAACCTGGTTGAAGTGATCCATCAGGTCTGACGTTTGTATACCCAAATCTATTTGCCCCACCAAATAAACGACTTCTACCTGTGTATTTTTGTAAAGGACCATATGTTCTATCAGCTATGTTTGCTCGTTCATCATAGCCAAGATTTCTAGCTTGTGCTCTTTCTGCTATTTGTAATGCAGCTCTCTCATTTGCTTTTTGTCTATCAAAATCTCTATCACTTTGTCCAGGTGCTTGACCAGAAAATCCTCTTCCTTCCATAGCCCCACCGCTAGCTTCTGTATCTCCACCAGCCGCACCAGCCCCACCAATATCACCAAAACTATCTAGTGACATAATTCCAGATGGGCCCATGTTAGGACCTTTAGATAACGATCCGTGTATATCTTTTTTAAGTATTAAATCTTTTTCTGCTTTTGTAATGTATGCAAGTTCTGTGGGCGGTGAATCAGGACTAGATTGCCATTTTCTAGGTGCAACGACTTGTGGTTGTTTACCTAGATAGTTTTCTACTCCACCTTGTACTATTGGTTTTTTAGCCATTATTTTGTTTCTCCAAATAGATCGAGACTAGGCATAACTACCTTGATATCTCTTCTAATATCTTCTTGAGGAATTCCTTTTGCTTTCCACTCCTCATCATTCTTATATATCTCACCTGTCTTAATATTACTAATAGTTTCTATTATCTTTTCTGGCTTTATTACCTGCATTATGTTGTTACCTCCCTTGGCTGTATCTCTAATATCGAGGCTATGACGTGCAGCTCGTTCGCGTCAGCAGCCTGTACTTTAAGCACCTCGCTCTCCTCCATTACAAGTGGTTGAGTTAAAAGTTCTGTTGTGGTGATTGTTGCTATAGTCTTTGTTTTAAATAAACTAAATATGTTACCACTAGCATCTACTAAAGTAACATCTATGTTGCAACCAGATCCCGCATCATTAGAAACCAGTATGGATTTTACCACAGCAGTTTTAGCACTTGGCACAGTGTACAGAGTAGTTAGGTCCGTTGTGGTTAGATCCGCTTTTTTATTTATAAAACTATTTGCCATTAATTTAAAAAGAAGTTTTGAGCTTCTACCTCATCTTTTAATTCTTGCTGATATGTAGTATTTAGTTTTTGTATAACACCATCTAAGTCTCTAGCCTGAGCCTCTGCTATGGTGTAATCATATTCTTGTGATGGTCTAGTTATAATTTGTGTAATCTTTGCCATTATTTCTTTTTAACTCCTTTAATTTTTTTCTTATTTAAAGATGCATAAAATACTTGCTCGCCACGTTTTGTACCATATTGTTTCTTCATAGATTTCATTATCTTTTTACCTTTTTTATTTAATGGCATTATCTTCTCCCATCTGGTTGTACATCTAATCTAAATGTTCCTAACTTCCAACTTTGGTCTGCAGCTGTGTTCTCTATTTTTAATGAAATTGCTCTTGCTCTTGCACGTGTATCAACTTTAGTTGTAGAGGATGTAATATCAAAAGGTCCAAGAGGTGAACTACTTTGTGTGCTATTAGGGTAATTTTTTAATTGTAACGTAACTCTAGTTGCTCCTGTTTGTGATATAAAGTCCGGTACAAATCTTCGTATCTTCATTATGTGCTCACCGTCTCCTCTAAAATCTGCGATACCAGATACGCCTTGAGTGCTCCTCATAGCTCTCTGTGTAATGTCGTAATCACCTGATGATATATTTGACAACACTGCTGTTATAGTACCGTTTTTATTTTGATCAGTTCCTGTTTCGTGTTCATAATATGCAGTTCTGCCTTCTGTGTTTCCTACAACATCAAAAGACGAATCGTTACCTGCAGTATATTCTAAAGCGTGTGGTTTACCAAAAACAGCAGAATCCCTCCACATAGTTCTAGCTAATGTGCCTACCGTCCATACATGTCTTTTTATATTTGAATCAAAATAATTATAAGCTACCATTTTGTTTACTACATCTGAAGTAGAAGAAGGATAGAACCATATTATCTCTCCAAACAAATTATTTAAGCCTGCAGAAACCATTTGATTACCTGATGTTAAATTTATGTCATTATAAACAAAATCCTCTACTAAACATGGTAGTGATTCTAGTTTACCACCATATCTAAAAAATCCATTCTCAGACATCCAATATGCAGCACCATCAACTTCTACACATGCGTTCTGACCAACTAGTCCACAGTTAGTTCCAACTTGTGCAAAACCAAAAGTAAATGGAGCACCAACAAAACGTTGTGTGAATAATGCCGTGTCGGTCCAAACATAGATTGCATCTCTACCTCTAATGGCTCCCATAATTTTAGAACCGTCTGCAAGTCTCTGTGTACCAGCTGTGTTAGTCGCTGTAGGTGCATATGTATTTATATTTTCTTGATCAGAGAATCTAATAAACATATCGTCTTGTGTTGATGCGTCTCCAATGGTTGTTTCTGTTCCAAAGAATACTAAGTGACGATCCGGTGTAGATACTACCATGTGTCTTGATGCTGTAGGGGCACCTGATATAATACTTGCTCTAGTTTCTGTTGCATTACCTAAACTAGAATCCCATTCAAAACATGCACCATCATGAATTAAACAAATGGCTTTGTCACCAAAGTTATCTAATGACCACATGCCTGGATCTAAAGCTAAACCCTCTTGTGTTTGTTCATTCCATGCTCCATAGTCTGTACCATTGGTAACAGTAGCACCATCACTGTGAGATGCAGCTGTGGTTCCTCTGGCACCTCGTGTTACACCAGTTAAGGTATTCCCACTTATGCCTGTGTATTGTATCATCTCTGTTCCAATTAAAACAAAGCTCGTTCCCGTGGACGGAAATTGTGTAGCGCTTGTTAAAACTATGGTTGTTGTGCTGGCATCTATGGCTCCGTTTAAAGTAGTTGTCACTGCTCCAGTGTCCTCACCACCATATGTACCTAATCCCCAACCATAACCTTTTTCTTGAACAGCTGTGCCCACAGGATAATAATGTTGTACTCTAATGCCACCCGATGTTGTTGCCCCGGATCCTGATTCATTTGACGGCATTGTTATTGTGAGGGTCGTAGCTGTTGGAACAGAGGTCACCATAAATTTTTTATCATCAAAATCAGATGCTCCAAAATTAGAACCTGTTATGGTTGTAAAATTATCTAATAAAATTATGTCATTTGGACTTATGCCATGGGCTGTAGGAAAAGTTATTGTTACAGCCGCGTTGCCATTATCTGTGCTAAACGCATTGGTAAGTGTTGTTGTAGTTTTAATAGGGTGTATGTCATAGAATACACCACCAGAAAAGGCATATAATATTCTGTTAGTGCCAATAATCGCATATCTTCTACCTGCTGTATTTACAAAATGATGTAGACCTCTACCAGCGCCTGTTAATTCATTAGAATTAAGATCTCCTAATTGATTCCAGCCACCTATTTTTTCAGGAATACCATATCTAAATCTTACATTATCACAGTCTACCCATTGCCCTTCGGCTCCAGTTTCTGTAAGTTGTTTGTTAATTCCGGGTGCAAATCCTATTTTCTGTAGCATAATTTCAACACTATATTATGTTATTTCTACTAAATCTAGACTAATATCACAATTTTAGCTCACTTAAAGTATTATCTGAACCTAATACTCCCTTGTAAAAAGTATTAAAAGCAAGGCTTATTCTGGTGTCTTTATTTTTTTTAGTGTCGACTCGATGAACTAATGATGATGGAAACATTATTAATTGGCCTGTTTTTACAGGAAACCACCACGTATCTGAATTCCAAATATTATATTTATCTATCTCGGGTTTAATTTGTTGATATCCTTTTGGATGTGTAAACTTAATACTGTCATTTTTATCATCTGCATTTAAATAAAACACACCTGATAAAATTGAATTTGGATGAGCATGAGGATGATGATGTTCACCTTGTTCCATATAATTTATCCAAGATTGAGTTACATATAACTCACTTTCATGTTTAGGTGATATAATTTTATCTAAATAATTTTTACAATTTTTATCTATAAAACTTTTTATATTTTTAAGTTCAGGTTTATTTAAAATATAAGTGTCTTTTGTAAAAGAATTAAAATTTTTATTTATCTTGTTTTTTTGATTATTAACAAAACTTAATTCTTTTTTTGTAAATGGTCTATTTATTTCTGAAATATAAACAGGGGTTGGAAATAGACTATGTGTATTATACTTCATCCCACGATGTTGTATCAACATTCCAAACGTGAGTATCTTTATTAAGATTTAAATGAGAAGCCTGTGCATACCATTTTTGTTGGTCTTCATCCCATCTAATGTAATAAGGAGCTTTATCAGGTTGTGTGCCTTCAACTTCTCCAGCATCATTTAGTATATCTTGTCCTGCTAAAGGATTATCATATTCTACAATTGATGGATAAGCTACTGGGGCTTTCCAAGTAAAATCTTCATTACTTAAATGCCATGACGCATGAGGCTGTGGTTCTATAAATCTATCTGCAGTTTCTAAATATACAAAAGTTTTTCCAGCAAATAAGTTTCTAAAATTATTGTTATACGATGTTTGTTTCCAAACATTTTCGTTTTCTGAATACATGTGTTTAAACATATTTTTTACATAAGTTTCACCATCTTCATGCATGTCATTATCACCTAAAGGGCCATTAGCAGTTTGTATATCATTACTTGCTACAATAACTTCCTGTACTGTCCATTCAAGTTCGCTTGTAAATGGATTAGGTTGTTTTTTAATTCTTGCAAAATGTGCCATAATGTTTCTCCTTATATAGTATTATAAATGTTTAGTAAATTACTTTTTATTTTTAAAATATTGAGGTAAACCTAACATAGGTCTATTGTCAAATTTTATAGCGTTCTTACCTTTCTTATTATAGTGTAAAAAAACCTGAGCGCAATCCACCCCTTTAAAAGGTTTTCTCCAATGTTCAAGGTCACATCCTCTGTATATTAACATATCACCTGCATTTAAATCTATCTTAATGCCTTTTTTTCCTTCTTCTCCTGAAGGTTCTAAATAAATAGGCCAGTTTTGACCCCCTAAATTTAAAGTGGTTGAAATATCACAAGCCATTCTATCTTTATGTCTTTTTAAAACATCTCCATTTTTATAAACTCTTCCATAAGAATAATTAGGATATAATTTTAAACCTGTCTCTTTTTCCATTATAGGTTTTAAATGTTGTAATAAAGTTTCAAAAACAGTGTCTGAATATATACTGTAAGTATTTGGCACTTGTGTGTCCCCAAATACACCAAACATACCTTCATTAGGATTTATATATCTATGTTGTAATAAAACATATGTTAAGAATCTTTTATTTAAAAAATAATTAAATAAAAACTCACAAAAATTTTTATCTAAAACATTTTTTAAAACTTTATATTTATTTTTTTTAAAACTCATTTTATATCTTTATTGTAATAGTTTAAATTAATTACTAACCTATTTTTTTCATCTGTGCAAGTAGTTCCTGTATGTTCATAACGTCCATCAAATATAACTACTCTATTTTCTCGACTTAATATTTCTCTATTATTTTTAAAAATAGTTTTACCATCATTAGTATTAACATAATAAATAGCTGTCCACCACTTATGGTTCCAATCAAAATCAGTATGGTAATCAAATATTTTAATATTTTTAGTTTGTAATAAAAGATTAGCTTTTATTCTAGCTATCGCTGTAGCGTTTAATTTTTTTATTAAAGGATTTAACATATCACAAAAATCAGAGTTTACTCCTCCTGTTTGATAAAATAAATGTGAAAATTGAAATTCATCTTTTTTATTATTTTCAGTCACACAACTAAAGTACCAAGGAAAATGACCACTGTTTATGGTGACATTTATTTTATTAAAACTTTCCCAATCTAAAAAATGATCATAGACAAAAATATCTTTCATTTTTATTTAAAACTATATCCTAAATTCCACATTACTAATGAGTATCTTTTTCCTTTTGTAACAGGTGTAACTCTGTGCCATAAGTCAGATGGAAAAACTATTAAACTTCCTCTTTGATTTATTTCTTTAACTTTATGTGGTTTACATTTTTTTACATCTTGAAGATCTCTAAAATCAAATTCAAAATGTCCTCCTTTATAATCTTTAGGATTAGATAAATTTACAGTCACAGACAACTTTCTAATTTTATTATGTACATTTAAATTATCAGGCTTGTCATAAGGTAAACTAGTATCTACATGCCAGTTATAAAATTGATTAGGTCCGTATATAGTAAATTGAGCTGGTTCTGTCCAATCCCATTCAAAATTCCAACCTGCCTCTTCATTAGCTCGTCTTACATAAGGTTGGATTTCTCTATAAATCCACTCCTCATCTAAAAAAACTATATCCGAGTTTCTATATTTTTTTGCAACTCCTTGTGATACATTTGTAACTTTTCTTACAGTTGCCTTTTTAGTTTTGTGTTCTAAACCATATTTAATTACATCGTCACAAAATTTATCTGTCAAAGCTTTTTTAAAATAAAAATATTTATGATTTAAAATCATTGATGCATCTCCTTTTGCCAAGCTATTCCGTTTTCTTGCCAATATACTGGCCAGGTCCAACTTGTCATAGAATATTTAACTCCTGTTGTAACAGGAGTTACAGTATGTGGGTGAGTTACTTGACTTGGCCATACTAAAGCATGTCCCACTGGTATTTTTTTATTATCAAATTTTTGTCTTGGAAGTTTAAGCACACCACCTTTAAAATCATTATTTAATTTAACTACCATTGTTATGTGACTTACATCATTATGTAAATGTAATTCATCTTTTTTACCACCATCATACCTAACAATAAATGGGTCAAACCAACCTATTATTTTTGTAGAGGGCCATTCTTTTTTTATCATTTTAGAAATAGTCTGAGAATAATGTATAGTAAAGTCTTCAAAAAATTTTTCTCCAGCAAAATATCTAGATCGCATGATATTAAAATACAATGTTGAATCTTTAGCAACGTTAGATTGATGCCAATAATTAAATTTGTTTTTTAATTCATTTCCTATGTTACAAAGTTCTTTACAAAAAGACTCAGTAAATAAAGGTGTAATTAAAATGTCTTTGTGGTTTTTGTATTTAACCCCTGCATCTTTGTGCACACCTTTTAAGTAATCAATCATTTAATAACACCAAGATACAAAAGAATATCTTGTTCCTTTCTTTATAGGTTTAACTAAATGTGGGTATAAAAATGCGGAAGGAAAAATAATTAAATCTCCAGCTTTAAATTTAATTTCATAATCATCAAATAGTATAAACTCTCCACCTTCATAGTCATCATTTAAGACAGCAACAATACTTAATATCGGTATTCCTTTTCTTTCTCCAGTAAACAAATCATGAATGTGATCAACGTGTTTAGACATTATTTGATTTTTTTTATATCTGTTAAATCTAATTTTAGAAAACCCATTCCAACTATTAATTGTATCTCCACCAATTTTATCAATAATAATATATCTCTCTATTGCTTTCCAGGTTAATGTCATTAACTCTTCTAAATAAGTTAATTTCTCTCCCCAACAAATATTAAGTTCTTTACTTTTATTTTTAACGTAAGTATCACTTGCATCTTTTAAGTTTTGATATTTGTGTTGTTCCCAAGTCTTATCTTTTTTAAGTTCTTTTAAAGAAGTTTTTAATATATTATTAGGAATCCAACTATCTAATTGAAGTATATAATCTTTTAAATTTTTCATTTAATAAATTTTTTAGGTCTTAACTTATTACCTAGTTTCATTAGTTTCCAAGCTACATTAACAAAATAATTTTGTGGTTGAGAAGTTGCATGTGCTTTAAATAGTTCTTCTGTCCACTGTAATCTTTTTAAATTAAAATCATCATTAAGCTTTTTACTTACAAATCTCACATAATATAGAGGTTGATTTTCTTTTATTTTAATTGGTTTTTTATCGTTTAATATTTCAAAGGTAAAATCCACAGGTCTTTGCCAACTATGAATATCAAAAGTTCCGCTAATAAATTTAGTATTTTTTACCTCACCATGTAAGAAAGGAGGATAAACCTCTAACCACACAGGTTCATCTGCAACAAACATGTACGAAACCAAAACAGAGCATAAAGCTTTATCTGTATCTGTGTATTGTCCAAATCTAGGATCAACCATATGATCTACAAAGCCTTGTTTTTGACTCACCCAAATTCTTTTTTCTTCTCTAAAATATTTAATTTCAACATCAAAAGGAGATCTAATAACATAAAAATTTTTTAAAAAATTAAAATTAGAAGGACATTGTTTAAACCAACTATTTGTTTTTTTGTAGAACCCTAAAATTTTTTCAGGAGTTTTTATCATTCTTTCTAAAGATTCAATAATATGATATTTATCAGAATAACTTTTTTTAAATGGTACCCAGCCTATTTTTGTCATTCCCAACTTTCTCTATTTCTAAAATTAAAAGCTATGGCATATTTAACAGTATCATCTATTATTCTTTTTGTTTTATGTCTAAGATGTGCTCTAAATAAAACAATCTTATTTTTTATAACTTCTGTTTTTAAATTTAATTCAGGAAATTCTAAGTAATGTCCTTTACATGTATTTAGAAATAATACACCTGATATACTGTTGCCAGAATGATCATGTAAAGCAGTAAAACAATTTCTTGTCATTTTATTTCCCCAAGCATCTTTTAAATAAGAGTTTCCCATTTTTGTATCTAAATTAAAATGATCTATACAAAAAGAAAGCACACCATTAAGATCTAAACTATTAGTGAAATATGTCCAATGTGTCATGTCTCCACGAACATTAGTTCTATGGTTCATGTTATTTGGAAGAGCAATACCGTGTTCTATTTCTTTGATTAATTTTTTTGTATTTATATTTTCTAAAATACATTCATACAAAAAAGTTGGTTTTTCTATATTTTTTTCTAAGATTAAATTAGTCTCTTTTACTTTAATATCTTTCATAATGTATCTCTACATTATACAGATAAATAAAACCTTATGCAATGGTTAAAGTACCAGTAGATAAGAAGGTAATTACTGCACTTCCATCTTGAGAAGCGGTTATTGAACCCTCTGGACTAACTGAAACAAGGGGCACTAAAGCAGTAGGGCATCTTAAATGAACTCTACCAGATCCTCCTGTTCCGCCTCCGCCGCCTTGAACTGGGCCGCCGCCTCCGCCGCCGCCTCCAGTATTCGCTGAAGCGTTTCCTTTTCCACCAGCTCCTCCGCCAGGTCCTCCTGATCCGCCAGATCCACTAGGTACGTTTCCAAATCCACCGCCACCTCCACCAGCAAATGATTGTGCACTTGGTGAAATAAATGTAGTCGGACTTCCGGCGCCTCCTGGGCCTCCAGCATTAGAATGGTTTCCTGGGCCTCCAGAAGCTCCTCCGCCTCCGCCACCAGCTGCTCCATAAGCAGGTGCATCTAGTGAACTAGGTGATTGACCTCCTTGTGCGCCTTCAGGTGGAGAGTATCCACCGGCGTTTCCGCTTCCTCTTGGATTAGAACTTATATATCCTCCCGGACCAGATCCACCGCCTGCACCTCCAGGTAAACCAGCACCATTTAAATCAGGGGTTCCTTGATTACCTCCGCCACCACCTCCAGTTGAAGCAACTGCAAATGCAGAACCTGTAAATACTGAAGAATCAGTACCACTGTTACCTCTTCCAGATTCCGGTGCACCTGGGGTTCCTGATCTTGATCCAGATCCTCCGGCACCAACTGTAATTGTGTATGTTCCTGTTGAAACTTCTTGTTGACCTTGGGGAATAGAAAATTCTCTCATTCCGCCGCCGCCTCCGCCGCCGCCATAGTTTGAACCTCCAGCGCCGCCGCCAGCAACAATTAAATAACCAAAAGGTATTAAATTTTTTACTGAAGCACCAGATCCAAAACCTAAGATTTGATAACCAAATCCTTTAGTTTTTGGCCCCGAGTGTTTACGAGAACCTTTTCCGCCATATGAAGGGAAGATTTTATTTGGGTCTAGTTTAAAGTCTTTCACTCTATACTCCTATTACAAGTCGTTAGCAGCGTCAGTAGTAAAGAATAATTTAACACCTAATAATTTTGCATCAGCTGTTAAACTGTCTTCTGATACATCTCTTGTTATTTGAAAGAATACTTCCTCGTCTGTGCTAGGAGATCCTGCAATTGTAACTGCTCCACTCTCTGCCGTAACGTCTAAATCATTAGCTGTACCACTGTGTGCTTTTGCTGTTGGTGCTACACCTGTTCCAAAAGCAGTATTAATACTGTCGTTATCTGCAATAGATACACCTGCTAACACCCAAGATACAGTTCCTGTATTTGTTGAATCTGCTGTAAAATATGCTTGAAAAGTTACTGTTCCTTCATTCCATGATTTTGGAAATGCAACAGCAAACTGAGCGTTTTCATCAGAATCTTTGTCAAAATCTAAAGTTTTAATTTCAGGACCATTTGATAATTCTACTTGTTCTAAGTCTGCACATCCATTTGTAGTATTAGGATACATGGCTGAAGCTGGAACCCAAATAGTTTCTTTTCCTGCAATTTTAACAGCAGAAACGTTTCCACCACTGTCTTCAGCTTGAATAACTCCTGACCCTTTTGTTTTTAGATCAATACCAATGTTAGTATCACCTCCAGATGCTGTGATTGATGGGTTATTACTCGTTGCAGCATTTGCGTAAGTGACTTCATTAACAGCTGAACTTGTAGCTGTTAAAGTAATTAATTCATTTCCATTTGTGTCTTGGATATTTGTTCCAATTTTAGGAGAGGTTAAAGTTTTATTTGTTAAAGTTTGTGTTCCAGTTGTTGTAACATCTCCATCTCCAAAAGCTAAAGTAATGATATCAGGGTTTGTTCCATCATTTGCTGTAGCAAATACAAGTTGATCTCCTTTATCTGTAGCTGAAAAAGTAAAGCTGTCTCCTGAACCTGATGCATATTTAAACTGAACTGTATAAGCTCCAGAGCTAGAATTTCTTAAAAAATAAAAAGTTTGAACATCTAAAGGTATTGTAACAACTGCATTACCAGATAATGATCCAGTAAACTCTATCATTCTGTGAGATAAAACCGCACCAGTTGATCCATCTGAAACAGCTAATGCCACTGTTCCACCACTAGTTAGTGCTTGTTGAGTAAATCCACCAGAAATTTGTTCTATAATTTGTAAATTAGTATTAGTCTTCGTTCCCCATGTACCGGCGTTTTCACCAGTTGCTTGAAGTTCTACCCCTAAAGGTGTGTATGTTGATGCCATAATTTATCTCCTATTACGCTGCTACGTCTGTATAACTTGTATTAGAACCTGTGTCAACCGCCTCATATGCTTGAATTCCAAAACCGGTTGCAGTTCCAAATGCCGCTACAGAACTAGTTGTTTGAACTCCTGTTATTCCTAATACTAAGTCAGCAACAGTTACTGATCCTACATTAGCAGTTGTAGAAACACCTGTCAACCCAACAACTTCAGCTAATGGATCTATTGATCCAACTGATGTGGTTATTGCTTGACTTGGTAAATCTATAACAGGACTTGATCCAATAGTAATACTACCAACATTAAAAGATGCTGATACTCCTGTTACTCCAATTACATCCGCTGGTAAGATAGAACCAACACTAGAAGTTATTTCTTGACCTGTTGGCCCAACAATTTCTGCAGTAGGGTCGATTGCTCCTACACCAGAAGTTATAGCTACTCCAGATAATGAAAAAGATGCACTAATTACGTGTGATACAGAACCAACACTTGAAGTAGAAGACACCCCTGTTAAACCCATTACATCTGCAGGGTTTAAAGTAAACATTCCCCAACTATTCTCACCATAGGTTCCATTACTCCAACCATTAGGACCTGAAGCTGATGTCATCGCATCAGGTGCGGTTAACTCTACTGTTAGACCACTAAAGCCCCAAGACTCAAAGTTCCAAGTATCTCTACCCCAACCTGATTCAGGAAAAGTAATAAGATCTCCAAGAGAGGAGGTAATTGATTGACCAGTTGGAAATACTGTTTGATCACTAAGTTCACCCCATTCACCATCATTCCATGCTTTAGCTCCCCAACCTACAACAAACTCTTCATTAGTTCCCCAAAGGTTTGAACTCCAACCTAAAGCTCCCCACGTATCTGCAGCTGGTGTATTTGCAGTCCAACCCATGCCTGAGTGATTTGTACAATAATAATATAAGGTTGGTGCATCAGCGGCTACCGTTATTTCAGTATATGCTCCTGAACTACCTGGTGTTCCATTGGTTGTAACTCCGGTGGTATACTCACTGCCTCCTGAGTGTGTTCCGTTTGCGGTTGTAGAAAATCTTAAAGGGTGTCCAGAGTTAGAAGAATCAGATTGATCAAAACGATATGTTCCTGTTTCAGCAATATATAAAGTTACATCTGCTGTGGCCGTTGAACCATCGATGGCATATTTATTTGATGAACCAAAATTATGATATGGATGATTGGACGGATTACCACCAACCACCGTTACCGTGTATGTTCTAGTAACGGACATCCGTCGTTACTCCTTATGCTAATCTGATGATTGCGTTACTTGCGTCTGCTGTTGGAAATTGAATTGTAAAAGTTCCACTTGTTACAGTTTTATCGCCGCCAAATGCTACAACCACACACGCAGGATCACCTGAAGCTGAATCATTGTATATTAAACAACCATTTGCCGTAAAAGTTGCGCTTGTGTAACTAACATCATTAAAATCGCAAACTGCAGTTGTGCCTGAAGCAGCCGGGTCAACACTTGTAAGCGTTGCTCCTCCTGCTGAGTACGCTGAACCTGATGTGTTAGTAATTTCGTTTGATGTTGAATACGCTGTTGTAGAAGCTCCTAAAGATGCATCACTTGTATACAAGGCTATCTTAAAAGTATTTCCACCTGATGCGCTAAAATTATGAACTCCTTTTAAAAGTTCTACTTTAAAACTTGTGCATACTGCCGATGTTATTGCCATAATTTATCTCCTAGTTACTACGGTGACGGAGAAGGAACTTTTATACGGACAGTGCCGTCAGTGTAGTCATCCCTTTTACGTCTACCTATTTGCTCTGCAGCAAACTTCTGTACCTCTTGTTTATACTTATTTTCATATAGTGTCAACATGTCTATCGGACCTTTTAAAAAACCATAGGCTTCTACTAAACACGCATATAGAAGGCCATTAGGGAAATATTGACTTATATATGTAGTTGTGTTTGAGCTCGATAATCCATCTGGAATAGTCTCATAATGAATTTTAAATTTGTAAGTGCTATTTGGAACAGGAGCAAACATTATTCTTCCAGAAGTGGTATCAGTTGTTCCCGTAGCTCCACCAAACATAGCGTAATATTTAGGTTTTCCAGTAGAGGTTTCCGCAGGAATATATTCCTGTAAATAGGTTTCATCTTTTTTCTCTAAAAAAGAATTAGATCCAGTGGCTACGGAAGTTGAATCATACACCTGTATACCTTTTACAAAAAGAGTTTTAGCAGGTGTATTAATTGTAGATTGTCCAGTAACTAAATTACCTATTTGTTGTTTTTTATATGCATCAATTGGAACATCTCTTAATATTTTAAATTCCGCATCTTCAATAATTCTGTTAACTATGGCTGCAGTTAATACATTAGAATCTACCTCTGTGTAATTTCTAATATCAGTTACTAAATTATCGTAAGTAAATCCTGCCATTATGCTGATAGTGTTACCGGACCAGCCGATAAACTTCCTCCTCCTATGTTTGTGCTTGCAGTTGCTGTTCCAGCAGCTGTAAATGTATAATTATTAGCATCAACTTTAGTGATTGTAAATCCCGCAGATTTATTAATATCCGTTGTAGCTATGCCAAAAGAACCTTCTCCATTTCTAAATCTTACTGTATCACTTGTAGATCTACCATGGTTTTCTTCAAATACATTTACGGTTGTAGAACCATTTGTAATTTTAAACGGGTTTAAAGTTAAAACTCTAGCCACTGCAGGTTCTGTTCTTGCAGGTCTAGCATTTAATAAACCCTGTGCATCTGCAGAATAAGCTCTTGGTTCTAGTTGTGGGTGTTTGCCTTCAAATTCTGATATGTGAACTCTTGCACCATTCCATTCTATAACCATTTCTGAATATGGAAATTCTTGTCCAGATCTGTCTGATATAAATTTTGCAAATTTTCCTGAAGATAATGCCATTA